AACCTGAAGAGATCTCTGATTTGAATGTCGTAAAAGAATATTATGGTTATAGCAATGAAAAAGCTAAATCTGTATTATCATTATTTACTGATGAACACTTAACTGAATTGAGAAAAAGGATGAACAAAGGTGGAAAACAATAATCAACAAACTAGCCCGTGGACACCAGCTGACATGCTGGAAGTCAACCTAAACGAACCTGATGATTTTTTAAAGATCAAAGAAACATTAACTCGTATTGGCGTGGCATCTCGTAAAGACAATAAGCTATATCAAAGTTGTCACATATTACATAAGCAAGGTCGATACTTTATCGTTCACTTTAAAGAGTTATTCTTATTAGATGGTAAGCCATCAAACTTAATTGAGAATGATATTCAACGCCGTAATACAATTGCTACGTTATTAAGTGATTGGGGTTTAGTCGAGATTGGTAGTGTTAACGCATTCGAAAGCCTCGATAAAGCTCCGTTAAGACAGATTAAAGTTATTCCTCATAAAGATAAAAATCTATGGGAACTATGTCCTAAATATAATATAGGCAATAATCCTAATTAGGAGATAGTAATAATGGCGATAAAAGATAAGTTTTCAAACGCAGCAAATGAAGCAGCAGGTATAATTGATGAATTGAGTATAGATCATCATATTCAAGAAGAATTTCCTAATTTGGCTTCTAGCAATGGAGAAGATGAAAATTTGAGTATGTCAGAGTACGCAGCAGCTGCTGGAATCACAGCAGGGCAGCCAATTAAATTTTCTGATATGTTTGGTTTGTCTAACTTTGATAAGTTTTATTTAAAGCCAGGTTACAGAAAGCAATGGTACAAATTAGACACCCGATTTGTCCTTTCTCCACACGAATCAACACAATATGGCTTCGGTAATAAAAACAACTATATACATTTCCCCTACGTGTACTCACGTAATTATGCACAGGCCGAGCTCGGGTTTGGACAAGTTAATGCGAATATTCCTGCTATTGGATCTAGGAATACTAATCTTAAAATTCCTGGTTATAGCAGATGTGATATTAAACTAATAGACCATGCCGAAGAGCTTGATGATGACAGTTCTACGGTACTATATACTGAAGGATATCCTGATATTAGACTAGATATCAAATCGTATGACGAATATCCTCGTTATACTTATGCAGCCCGCGACCTTAATCCTGACCTTTATGATCCTCATTGGAACTGGATGAAAATTACTGGTAGATGGGTCACTCGTTCTAATAACACTTTACAGTCAATTCCGACTAGCTATTACTTTTGGAGAGGCGGCTCCGAGGTGCAAACTGACTCCTATGCTTCCTATGGTGTCTCGAATATACAATCTTGGACGTATCAAGACGCCTTAAATAACCCGGGTGGTCTTGTGAAATGTAACCATAATCAAACAATCACTAATCCTAGAGTGAATAAGATCTTTGAGACTGTCATGCCAAACGGTATATTTAACTCTAGGAATGATGATGTATTATATTGGGATAAGCCTACAACTATGGAAGAGGTCGCTGATAATTATATAAAATTTTTTGGACTGTACGGCACACCTAACCATGCGCCGATTTGGGGTACTAGATACGCAGATACTGATAATCGTCGTGACTTTAAGTTTTTCCCAGCTGGGTTCCACAACGTCTCTTATTTTGGTGGTTCTGGTACAAAATCATACCGTTGGGTTGTACCTCAAGACGGCAGTGATAACTTTCAAGTAATGTATGGTAATGCTAGAAAATTTTCTGATGTTAGGTTTAGTACTAATGCAGAACACGCGGATAATGAATATACTATAGAATTTCTTGTCGATCATGATGAGAATCCATGGAAGTCGGCTAATACTGATGCAGGCGAATATTTTAAATATTTTTAAATATAAGTGATCTAAATATTATATTTTTTACTAAAGTATTTTCACATAAGTATTATACTTTAGTATAAATAAAAATGAACCGCTGAATATTCAGGGTTCTATTACTAACCTTGCTAATTTAAATAGGAGGTCAAAAAATGACTAATGCAAGACTACACGTACCACGTTCACTTTTTCTCGGATTCGAAGGTTTATTTGACGATTTAGAGAGGATTCATTCTTCTGCGCGCAATGGGGATAACTATCCACCTCATAACGTTGTGAAGATTGATGATGAGAATTTCCTCATTGAACTAGCAGTTGCAGGCTTTACTGAAGACGACTTAAACGTTGAAGTAAAGGAAGGCATACTGAAAGTTGCTGGAGAGATAAAAGACCAAGGGAATAATGAATACGTTCATAAAGGCATTTCGTCTCGCAGGTTCGAGAAATCATTTAGGATTTCAGAATTTGTAGTAATCGACGATGCAGATCTAAGGAATGGCATACTTGTGGTGAAAGCCAGAGTTGAATTTCCAGAAGAGAAGCGTCCTAGGAAGATCAATATCGGATCTGCTGGGACCTCAACCGAAAAAACCTTTATCCAAGATTGATTCAGTTGAATACCAGTAGAATTAACTAATCTACTGGAGAGAATTATGAAATATTTAAACCAAGATTCGATTAAAGATGCTGGCGATAAGTGCAAACTCTGTGCTACTATTGCTACTTTCATTAGCGTGCCATATTTGTTAATATGGTTAGTTGCTGTAAGTCTTTAATCGTAACACCCTTCGATATGCGACTTCGGTCGCATATCACCTTTCAAAAATAACAGTTTACATTTACGCTAAAGTATGATATAATATACTTCTATTATGAAAAGGTGACTATGAAATTCTATACTAATGTAACTCGTTATGGCAATCAACTACTCGTTCGTGGCTATGACGGTAATCGGCGATTCGCTGATAAAATCAAATACCAACCAACACACTTCGTATCGACAAACAAACCTACTGAATGGCAATCTCTATGTGGTAAACCCGTAGCGCCTATCACACATGATTCTATGCGTGAAGCTAAGGATTGGATTGAAATGAACAGTGGCGTCGTCGGCCGTAACATTTTTGGCAATGATCGATATATCTCTACGTATATCAATGATGCATATCCAGGTCAAATCGAATTTGATCGTAACAAGATTAACGTAACTACAATCGATATCGAAGTTGAATCTGATGATGGATTCCCTGAACCTGAATCAGCAGAAAAAGCAATCATATCAATCACAATTAAAAACAATATCGATGATACATATTACGTGTGGGCTCTAGGTGAATATGACGTAGAAAAGACACTTATGAAAGACCACCCTGTTATCTACAAACGGTTCATCAATGAAGCTCAACTGCTTATGGCATTCACTGACTTCTGGCGTGGTCCTAATTGTCCTGATATCGTAACTGGTTGGAACTGCAGATTCTTCGATATTCCATATCTTGTCAATCGTACAACCAAAGTCCTTGATGCTGAATTCGTTAAACGATACTCTCCGTGGGGTATGGTAGAATCACGTGATGTCACTCAGATGGGTCGCACTCAGCAGTCTTATGAACTTAAAGGCATAGCCATTATTGATTACCTCGAGCTCTTTAAGAAGTTCGGTTACTCTTACGGTCCACAAGAATCATATAAACTCGACCATATTGCTCACGTAGTTCTTGGTGAAAAGAAACTATCCTACGAAGAACATGGAAACTTGCATACTCTCTATCTAAACGATTATCAGAAGTTCATTGATTATAACATCAAAGATGTAGAGTTGGTTGATCGCTTCGAAGACAAGATGGGTCTTATTACTCTATGTCTCACAATGGCATATAAAGGTGGCGTTAACTATAATGATACCTTTGGTACAACTGCTATATGGGATTCAATCATCTATCGTGAATTGTTCCAAAAGAAAGTTGCTGTTCCATTCAGTGAAGTCAAATTCAAATCACCGTATCCTGGTGGTTATGTTAAAGATCCACAAGTAGGCCTTCACAAATGGGTTGTAAGCTTCGATTTGAATTCACTATATCCATCATTGATTATGCAATATAACATGTCACCAGAAACAATCATCGAAGGCGAACGATGTAACGTTGACATTCAATCATTGCTTGATAAGAAAATGACATTCGAAGGTAGCGGCAAATCGATTGGTGGTAATGGTCAAGTCTTTCGAACTGATAAGAAAGGCATCTTGCCTGATATCATCGATGGCATGTATACTGAACGTGTTGGAATCAAACGTCAAATGCTTGATGCTCAACAAGCGTTACAAAAGGCTGACAAGACTGATAAGCAAACCATATACAGTATCGAACGTGATATTGCCATTGCTGAAAACAGACAGATGTCTATCAAGATTCTTCTAAACTCTCTTTATGGTGCACTCGGCAACAAGTACTTCAGATTCTTTGATCAACGTATTGCTGAAGCTATCACATTGTCAGGTCAGCTATCGATCAAATGGGCTGAAGTTGCAATCAATGATTACCTTAACAAAGTACTTAAAACAGATAAAGATTATGTCATTGCAATCGATACCGATTCGCTTTATGTTAACCTAGACCCATTGGTAGAAGCTGTAAAACCTGCTAATCCTGTAGACTTTCTTGATACTGTTGCACAAAAGAAACTCGAACCAGCTCTTACTGAAGCATATACTAATCTATTCAATATGATGGGTGGCATTGAAAACAAGATGGTTATGGGTCGTGAAGTTATCGCTGATACTGGAATCTGGACTGCTAAGAAACGTTACATCCTGAATGTACATGACAACGAAGGTGTACGTTATGCAGAACCTAAGCTCAAGATCATGGGTATCGAAGCTATCAAATCTTCCACTCCCATGCCATGTCGTGATGCTCTTAAAGACATCTTTAAGGTAATCATTGATGGTAGTGAATCGAAGACTCAAGCTGCAATCAAAGAGTTCAAGGACTACTTTGTGACACTACCTGCACATGACATTGCATTCCCGCGTGGTGTGTCTAAAGTCAAAGAATACAAAGACAACAAACTGATCTATAAGAAAGGTACTCCTATTCATGTTCGCGGTAGTCTACTCTATAACAAACGTGTTAAGGATCTATCTCTTACGAAGAAGTATTCACCTATCAAAAACGGTGATAAGGTCAAATTCATCTATCTTCGTAAACCAAACGTCATCAAGGAAAACGTCATATCGTTTCCTGATTACCTACCATCTGAATTTGTAATCGATAAATACATTGATTATGACTTACAGTTCCAGAAAACATTCCTTGATCCAATCGAACCGATCCTTGGTGCAATCGGCTGGTCTTCCGAAGAAAGAGCTTCCCTTGAAGACTTCTTTGGATAAAAAGGTTTACTTTTACTTAAAACTATGTTATAATATACATTCAAACAACGGAGAAAACTATGCAAACTGTACAACTATTAAAACTCGTATCTGGTGAAGAACTCTTAGGTCGAGTATCACGTGATGACAACTCTAATTATCTAGACGCGGTATATACCATCACTATGCCAGTCACAATCGTTCAAGACGAAAGCAACATGGGCTTCGAGCCATTCATGCCTTATTCTGATTCTGATTCATTTGAAATCAGTGGTGATAAAGTTATTCTAGCAGCTAATCCTACTGTTTCGTTAAAGGATTACTATATTAATGCAACAACACCAGCTGAAACTGAATCAGTAATTGACTTGTCAGCAACATCAGGGATTATCGTATAATGAGTCAGAACTGGGTAAAAGATATTCACGAGATGCAAACAAAGTATGGCACTCGTGATTGGGTTAATGATAACCTTAATGCTAAGAAGAAGCTTCAAACCTTCCTTGATTTTCGTTTGGATTTTATTGAAGAAGAATTCGAAGAAACACTTAAAGCAGTTCATATCGATAAAGATCCTGAAGAAATCGTTGATGGTCTAATCGATATATGTGTTGTAGCAATTGGCACACTCGATGCATTTGGTGTTGATCCTTATAAAGCATGGGATGAAGTACATGAAGCTAATATGGCAAAAGTGATTGGTATTAAACCGTCACGTCCTAATCCACTTGGTGTACCAGATCTGGTTAAACCTGAAGGCTGGATGGCTCCAAACCATGTAGACAATCATGGTCTATTCACACATGTCGTAACTGAACAGTTAGGTTTATTTGATGACAATAGCACTGACAATATTTGATAGCATATATGATAACAGTACTTCTAAACGAGTTGATTATAATAACTTTGATCAATTCGAACAGATACTGTATAAGCTAGCAAACGAAAAAACATTCAAGCAAAAGAAAGATGCACCTCTTATCTCTCCAGCAACCTACGTTGAAAACTCTAAACGAGCCAATGCCAACGTAGTTGCTTGGGGTGGTTTTGGTATTGTTGATGTTGATGATTACGTAGGTAATGTTGAAGACATCCATAGACAATACGAAGAGTATCGATACGTATGCTATTCAACTGCAAGCTCTACCAAAGAGAATCCTAAGTTTCGATTAGTATTCCCTTTGACTAAGTGGGTTGATAGTGAACAGATCAAGCATTTCTGGTATGCACTGAATAAAGAGATTGGTGATATCGCTGATGTTCAAACGAAAGATCTTTCTCG